CCTAGTTCCCTTCTTGTTTACAACGGACCCAGATGCTAATATTACTATCAGCAAGGGAACTGTTATGGTATTGGCGCCAACTGTTAAAGATGCCGCTGATACTTATATTCAAAATACAACTGGCATCAAGCTAGCCGTATAATGCCAGCCGTAGCTAGACTAGGAGATCCAATAACAACCGGACATGGTTGCAGTACAACATCTACTGTAATCGGTCCAACTGGTGCTGGGTCAAAAGTCTATGCTAATAATATTCCTGTAGAGTGCAAAGGAAATCCAGTAGCACCGCATACTATTCCATCCGGAAGTTTATGTGTTCCACATAGTGCAGTAATCAATGTCGGATCCGGAAATGTATTTGTCGGCAATATTCCAATCGCCCGAAAAAATGATTCCACAGATGGTGGTGCAATCACCTCAGGTAGTCCAAATGTATTTGCCAACGGGGCTTGACATTTAATTTTAACCCCTGTACACTAGGTATAAGTACTTGGTACTTGCCTTAAAGGAGAATTATATGGCTACAAATAAATTTGCAGAATTCACTGCAATCATCGAAGCAATGGAAAATGATTTTGAAAAGTTCTACGATAAAGAAGTGGGTGCCGCAGGTACTCGTGTTCGTAAACACTGCCAAGATTTAGCTAAGTTGTGCAAAGAAACACGTAACGATGTTACAGCAGTTAAGAACGCTCGTAAAGAAGTAAAATAGTCAACTAAATACTAGCCTAGAGCGTTATATATTATATACGCTTAAAGGAGTATAATATGAAAAAGTTATTTTTAGCTTTGACATTATTGGCAATCACAGGATCGGCTAGCGCACAGTGGCATCATCATGGTGGTTACTACAGAGGCAGTGGATGTTATGGATGTGGCTGGGTCGCTCCATTAGTCATTGGTGGTGTAATTGGATACGAAATCAATCGTGCTAATCAACCAGTGATTATACAACAGCAACCTCCTGTGATTATACAACAACCACAAACTTACGGCGAATTGCCTCCAGTAGGATATCATTGGCAAGAAATGATCGATCCACAAACTGGTGTTCGTAAGATTGTAGCAGTTCCAAATTAAGAGAATTATGAAAATTACAAAAATACCCGGCTTGGGTCGATTTGGTGTCTTTATTGATGATTTAGATTTTACTAAATTAACTGATGACGAGTGGTATGAAATCGGTCAGCAACATCTTAATAATCTAGTTACGATTATTAGAAATGTTAATCTTACTCCAGCCGAGTATGAAGTTTGGGCAAGCAAATGGATAACTGAAAGGAATGTTTCTAGTTATCGAGTGTTAAAAAAATACAATGTTAAGACAGTTGAAGAATTGTTTTTCAGTGGTGATTTATCACATGTGGATCAAGAAGACATTGATTGGTTTAATTCAATCCTAAAGTATATTCCGCATGAAGAAGCTGGCGATAAAACAGCTATGTTGCGAGTAACAGGTCGAAAGGATGAAAACGGAAATCCTTTAGGAATGTTTGCTGAAGGCGAACTGCTATGGCATTCTAATGAATCTGGTAATTTAATATTTGCACCTGCTGTAAGTTTACTAGGATATCAAGGTGTAGTAGGTAGTGCAACTGGATTCGTTACTACTCCTGACTGGTACGAAGAACAAACAGAAAGTTTTCGCAGTGAACTAGATGAAATGATTATCTGTCATAAGTTTACTCCTGGCAGAATCAATCCTGGTTTGAGAAAAGACCAAGACACTATCATGTATAAAAACATGTGCCCTGAAGATTCCGAAATTCCATTGGTTATCCAAAGTCCTAATGGTATTAAAGGACTGCACTATAGCGTTAATACTATAGACAGTATTAAAGGTATGTCTAAGGCAGAATCCGATGCTGTGTTTTCTCAAATAGATAAGACGCTGTTTGTTGACAAATATGTATACGATCACTGGTATCAACAGGACAACGATCTTTGTTTCTTTGACAATTCGATTACACTACATCGTAGACTAGGTGGAATTACTAATCGTCTTTGTTATAGGATACAAGGGGATTATGAAAAGATAGCTCCTCGATCTGTAAATCCCTACTTCCAAGAACCGTTCGTTTCTAATTATGAAACGAATTTGAAAGAATTAAAACAACTACTAAGAAATTAAAATGGCATACTCAGACAAGGTTATTGATCATTACGAAAATCCAAGAAATGTTGGATCTTTTCCAAAAGACGATACTACTATAGGTACTGGTATGGTGGGCGCACCTGCTTGCGGTGATGTGATGAAATTACAAATAAAGGTAGAAAATGGTATTATTAGAGATGCTCGTTTCAAGACATACGGATGTGGTTCCGCAATCGCTTCTAGTTCACTCGTTACAGAATGGGTCAAAGGAAAGACACTGGACGAAGCGAGTAGTATTAAAAATAGTGACATCGCTGAAGAACTTGCGTTACCGCCAGTAAAGATACATTGCAGTATCCTAGCAGAGGATGCAATACGTGCGGCCATAAAGGATTATAAAGAGAAGAATGAATAACACTAGGCTAGCATCTTTATTTCCTACTCCTTTATACTCTACTGAAATTCCAATTTCGACTGCAATAAAAGATGCAGTTACAAAATTTGACTTTGGTAGAATACCTGGAGGTAGTGCTAACATGTCAGACAATCGATATGTTTTAAATGAACCAGGTTTTGAAGAATTAAGAAACATAATCGATAGTCACGTTCAAGAGTTTGGGCATAAAATTTTTAGTCCATCAGACGGAGTTGAGTTTGTATTAAAAAATTCCTGGATCATGCAACATCCACCGGGCGATTATAATTTTTTACATTTCCATGCTAACTCGATTATTAGCGGTGTAATTTATATCAACGTACACCCTAAGTCTGGCGATATCGTTTTTCAAAAGAACGTTAATAACCTACAATTAGGAATGTTAGATATTGGTACTAAAGAATTTAATGAATTTAATTCAAAACTTTTTAGTGTAACACCAGTTGAAGGACAACTATTCATTTTCCCTAGTAACCTGTATCATAGAGCGGATTCAAATCTTTCTTCTGAAACTAGATACTGTCTCCCATTTAATTATTTTGTCAAGGGTATATTACAAAAAGGTGGCCCTGAAGAATTAGTAATTTTATGATTACTGTAACAGAAACAGCGTATAAAAAGATTAAACATAATCTAGAGCGCCGTGGTAAGGGCGTTGGTATACGATTAGGTGTAAAAACTACAGGATGTAGCGGCCTAGCATATACCATAGAATACGTAGACAAATACGAAGCTGAAGTAGGTGTTACTAATTTTGCTCAGCCTGACTTTGCTGTATTAGTTGATGCCAAAAGTCTAGTCTACTTAAATGGGTTAACTATGGATTGGGTCCGCAATGGGCTCAATGAAGGTTTTGATTTTATCAATCCAAACGAACGTGATCGTTGCGGATGCGGTGAATCATTTAGAGTTTGACATCCTCCAAAAATTCTGCTATAATACTAGTATTGTTAAAACTTTTGGAGAACTACTTTGACTATGCATTTAGAAGGCCCGTGGCTTAGTACTACAGGCAAGAAGAAAGGCAAGAAGAAATTCGCTAGCGCAGAACATGCCCGTAAGGCACGTGAGCAAGAAGAGAGTTGGAAAGAACTCCAAAAGCGTTGGGGCATTGAAGCTGAAGAAAAGAAACGCAAACGTGCCTTGACCAGTGAAGTTTGGAAGCCTGACAATAAACCTTATAGTAGGTATGGTACAGATGTTAAACATCCTAGTTTGCCATTCACTGGTGGACCATGTACAGTACCACCTCCAAAAGTCTATACCGGTACTAAGGTAAAAGGCATTGCAACCATGCATAAGAGTAATGCAGTGCCGGTTTTTAGCGATGAAGAGGCTGTGGATATCTCCAAAATGAGGAGATAAATATGCCGATTCATAATAATAGCTTTTTACACACAGATACAGAGGATAACTATATATTGTCCACTAAGGTTTTAGAGGATATAAAACAAAAGGCTAACCTAACGAGGAGAGATAATAACAGCCACATAACTAACCGTGACGGTACTAGCGATACCTCATCCAGCGTAAAGGAGAAAAAAATGATACGCATTATCAAAACAGTAGTAAACTGTCTAGTATTACTAGCAGTGATTTTTGTAGCTCACCAAGCAGTTACACAGAAGTTCGAGAAATTAAAAAGTGCCCGAGAATCAGTAAGTCCAATTACTGCGGACATGAGACAGAAACAATTAGATTGCCTAGCTCGCAATATCTACTATGAGGCCGGATACGAGCCTTTTGAAGGTAAAGTGGCTGTAGCGCAAGTTACTATTAACAGAACAGAAAGCGGACAATTTCCTTCTGACATCTGCCAAGTAGTATACCAAAAAAATGTAGTATATGAAAAAGTACTTTGCCAATTCAGTTGGTACTGCGATAAAGCATCGCTACAAAAACCAATGAATGGACCAGTTTATACCGAAAGCATGGCAGTAGCCAAAAAGGTATTACTAGAAGGATTCCGCATTGATGGCATTAAATCTGCCCTGTACTATCATGCTGACTACGTTAATCCCAAATGGGGTAAAAAGCCCGTGACTAAAATTGGTCACCATATATTTTATAACTAAGGAAAAATAATGAACGCACAAGCAATTATGGATCAAGTTAAATCAAATGTCAAAGGTCTGCTCGATGTTAATCATTGGGTTAGCAACATTAAAGAACACGCTCCTCATTTATCAGCAGAAACAATGGGCTGGATCGCTGTGATCTTAATGCATCTAGCAACTATCCCAACTCTGTTGGCAGTTTTAACAGGTTTAACTGAAAAAATGCCCCCAGTAGACCTAGTCTTGTTTGCATGGGCTGGTTTATTCTGCTTTTTTATCAAAGCCGCAATTCAAAAGGACTTTTTAAACGTGGTAACCATTGGATTTGGGTTCTTTGTGCAAGCCGCTCTTATGGCTATG